AATCACTAGGATTATTTAATGGACGCAGTAGGCGGTCCATTCTTTAGAAGCAAGGCAGTTATGCGTTCTAGATTGATAGTTAAAGCTCGGAGTGAATTCTCGAGACTTCTAAACGATCTTCGTGAGATGAATCGTCGTAACTATCGATTGGTTCCTTCAAATATTCTTCCCTATGAAAAGAGGATAATTTCTTTAAGGAGTTGGTAGTTGAGGCTAAGACCAACGGCTTCAAAATGTCAGCAGACATTTTGTTAAGGGTGAAGGTTCCGGGGCCTTCTGGCACTGTCCAATGTAAGTTACTAGCTATTATCTTTGCAGGAGACGCAGTTACTTTGATGAGGTAGGTAGCAATGAAAGATATGGCGGATGTTCCATTAGACGCTCTCGGATATAAATTAGTCGATTGAAGAGAGCAATTCTCAAAGGTAAACATGTCTTCTAAAATGTCAATAGTTGTTACCGTACCAGTCCGACAATATACAAACTCATAAAGTCCGTTAGATATAGCTGCGGGAAAGGCGTATGAAGTAGGAGTAACGACAGATCCGCTCATGTTACCAAAGGAAGCTAACCCGTCGGAACCAAATGGCTCGGTGTTAGACATGTTGGTGGCATCATAACCAAATACTGGATCACCCATCCCTAAATTCATCTTAGGTTGATAGAATTCTAATTCATAAGTGGCCCACAAATCTCCCACTTGTGTGGCAGTAGGATTGCCGCCTGCTGCAACGGTTAGTTTACCAAGATCATAGAATCGCAAATCGGCATTACTAGGAGGTGGTCCATCTCTAATAAAATATTCGTCGATCGACATTTGATTCTTTGCACATTCAACTGGGTGAACTATAACTCTTGAAGGTTTCTCTGCTGATGAAAATTCGTGGTTAAGCATGGTTCTTTTATCAGTAAAATCAGGATCAAGTGGATTGTATTGAGTAGCCAACGCGACATATCCCAATGATCCCATCGCTAACTCGGAAGTCAACGGTTCATACTCATAAACTATTCCACGCATACGGTAGCGAGTATAACACGCAGCTATTGGATTAGACCATGGAAATGAGTTAAGCATCCCTGGATTGATTGGGTACTGCGCCACAATTTCAAATGGTTTGGTCGAACCATTGACTGGGCCAATGTACTCACGATGATGAACGATGTTTGCACAATGGGAATTTGCAAGCAGTGGAATATCACCACCTAGTTTTCCTTCAGTCGCTGCTGCTGCTACTGAGTTAGTATCAACAGAATAGTCACCAAACCCGGCTAACGCCTTAATAGCAAGTGGGCCAATGAAACTAGCAGCTTTACCCGCCATGTCCCACCAATCAACATCACCAGATTTGGAACCGCCCGCTGCACGTCGAGCTTTCTTCTTATTTTTCTTCTTGTCGTATAAGGCACGACCTTTTGCTTCAGTATAATCACCATAGCCAATCAGTTTTGAGCCGATTCGGACTGGTCTTCCCCCCTGTTGGTTTTTCCTCGGTTGAGGACGAACAGGGCCAATAGCATGGGGTTTCTTCGGGGCACGTTTAGCACGTTTGTTTGGCATTCAACTACAATAAGTTTTCAAACCGCCTAGTGCCGGACTTCGCTCAAAGAAAATAATAATCATCAACAGGTAAACTGTGGTGATAACGCTCATAATAATCAATCTGGTCAGGATGTAAATGAGCGTCTATCATAGGGTGAGATATCACCTGTTGAGTTTGCAATTCATCAAAATATCGCTCAATGATGAGTTGTTCTGCTACTGATATCGAATATAACTTCTCAAAAAGTATTCTGGTGTCTAACGTTGGAGTTTGTCGAACCACTGGATGAGCTAACACATCCTTAAATTTTACTAATAAGTATGGATCAGAACGACAAAAGTATTTAACCATATCACGATCAGAACACAACCCAGATACTCTCATCCCATAACCGGCAAGATTAGATAGAATGGGACATCCTGGAAAAGTATGTAGCATGGACATTGATTTTGCTCGCAAGAGACAATTCAATTTATGTTTATTGGATTTAAGATAAAAATTATTAGAGTAACCAAAATTTAATATTGCTTTAATTGGATCAGTTACTATCTGACAGGAGTTTTCGGAAAACACCATACCGCAAAATGACGCGGAAAACACATCATCAAAGTACTCAAGTTTGGCTCGCGCACCTAAACGAACTAATATAGTCTCATCAAGTTTTCCAAAGAATGGATTAAGTGAGTCATCTCCCTCTAAAAACGGGAGAATAGAATGAGTCTCGCCACTCTTATAATTCAAAAACCTGATGATCAGATAATTGAACAATCCATTCATAGACGATGTGTCCATTTCTCCAGAGTAGCGTTTAGCTATCAATCTGGCCATCCACTTAGTGAATACTAAGATGTTTTTGCCCATCTTAATGCGTTGCATTAGTTTATTATAATAATTATAACCGGATAAGTTTTGAGTACAAAATGCAAAGAAGAATATCTCAATAGTCATTTGAAGACGTTTAAACATTGACTCATATGCAGTAAAGTCATTGGCAGCGACTTTAACTCCAGGAACTGAGAACCGGTCAATAATGGCCTGTGGGCGCTGGGATACCGGTATCTTCTTAATGAACGCTGGATGGTCAAACATTTTATCTCCTATCAGTGCACAAATGGGGCCCATCTCAGTTTTAAAATAATCAGAACGACTATAAATACCACGAAAATGTTTGTACATCAAATAGTGTTCATGCTTAATGAAACTCTTAACAAACAAGTCACCATTTCGACTCTGTGCACGCATTTCGCTTATTCGTTGCAACATTGCTTTACGTTTCTGGGTATATGGAGCACCTTTTAACCAGGTCTCTACAGAAATATCAGCGTCGGAAGGTAAAATGCAATGCTGGAACTCTTCATGAATTATTTTAATACAAAAATTGAGATATTCAGTGAATAGTTCTAAATCAGGATCTGGCATTTTACAAGCAATCGGTTTAGTCACACCCATTAAACCACTTGGAGCGTGAGAAATGTCAGGAAGAGGACAAGCTGCTCCAAGATAATGCACTCCGAGGGAAGTAGCCATAGGCTTTCTACATTTTCCACTCGTAAAGTCATATTCTAAGAGCTCAAATGACGGGTCAACTGCACCAGGAGGTGGTAAATTGACTTCATCATAATGATAACCATACAAAAATGGTCGATTCTCACTTGGCAGCGCCTTCTCCGGGTCCGAGTGTACAGGGCACCTCCCCGTCGCGCAAATATGACAACATCAATTGGGCTACAAGAACAGTATCACTGTGAATAAATTTTAATTTAGATAAATAAGACTGAGGAATATTCACAGAAGAACTGTTTTTCACTGCTAACTCGATGGCTTTATAGGCAGTTGTCAAATCGCCAGTTCTTGTAAAAGTTTTAAGACTGGACAGTTGATTGAGGAGGGAAACGGACACAATCAGAGAGGATTTGTTACTCGTCAACACATAATCATTGGATGTAGCATTCACACTGGTGGTAATGAGGTCAACATGACATAGTTGAGGGTTAGAATGACGGACTTCACCTTGACGATGCATGTCGGATCGAGCATCAAAAAGCAAATCATCCTTAACAAAAGCTTTATACCGAACCTCATACTTATATGGGTTTCCAGACATACTGCGATAAAGTGCTATTCTAAAATAAACCCAATAAATCATATTAAATGCTAAATTAAAGGTAGAATAACAACAGTATATGGAAAATAATACCCCACAAACAGTTAATCCCCACGTCGCTGCCCATAACCCAAAAAGTTCAATAAAGGGGGCAGATCGAGAATTCAAAATCCCAATGTAAACGAGTGGAACACGCCAGAGTGGATCACGCGCATTAAACGCATCATTATACAAAAGCGAAACCCAATGAGAACCAACAAACGAAGAGAGTGCAAGTAATAACAATACAACCACTTTCAATAATTTAAACGGTATATCTAAATTGTTTTGAAAGCTTTGAACAGCAGTATCAAACCCTCGTCCTAGGGCTGTGACGAACTCAAAATCCTCAGGCATTTCAGCCACCAAGTTGCGACTGTCACAGTTGGTCTTAGGAGGAAGAGTAATTTTGTCGACTAGAGCTTGCGCTAACTCGCCGTCAGTAACTCGTTCCGGTAATTTCTCTTCAACTTGTGGAGACTCAGTGGGAACTGCTGGCTTATTATCAGTATTAGCTTTGGATACAAACACCTTATTAACATAACAAGCTTCACACCAGGCGCGTCCTGGGTTAGCAGGGGTCGTCTTACATGACGTACAAAGTGACCCTGGTTTAGTGGATTCGGTATAGCACTCTTGACACCACTTATATTTGCCATTCTGAGGACGCACCATGCATCTAGTGCACAATACAGGAGCCGTATTCTTCACTTCTATTTTAGTAATAGGTTTAGGTGGAGGCACAATCGACGTCGTGACGGTTGTTGTGGTATTATCAACACCGAAGTCGAAAGCAACATTAGATCCAGTCACGACAGGAACAGGAGGATTAGCTTTGATAGTATTTATTCCTTCTTGGATCATGGTCTTAACAGTCGTTTCAGCTACATTAATAGCTTGAGTTACACTGTTAGCAGCTGATTTAGCTGTCTTGGTAGACAGGCCTTTCTCCTTCAATGAATTAACGATCTCTTTCTTCTCCATATATTCGGCTGGTTTCTCGATTGTTTTACTAAGACACGCAGTACACAAGTCTCCCTCGTTGAAAAAGGACTTGTTGCAACTTTTGCAGGCATGGTCTGCGAATTCGTCAGTCATTAAAGGATGAGCTTTGTTAAAATGGCTAATACAACAGTTGAAAAAGTTCTTCATCGTAGATGTGGGAATGGCTCCAGCGTACCAATCAATGTCATAATTCTCAGTTTTATGCATTTCCTCCGCGACTTTCCATGGAATCGTCTCATACCTAACATTGCTGTTAATAGCATGTTGCATTTCCGGAATGGTCATCGAAAACGGTGTGGCACATGGTTCGAGAGCAGACCAATCACCACCTTTGTCAGTCGAATCATTAATAACAGCCAGAGCATGGCCAATGAGAATACGGAATAACTTATCGGTATGGGTGGGTTTTGGAATTTCAGCCACAAGTTTATTAACTTTACCATAGTCACCTATTTTAGTTACGGTAAACTTGTGCATGTAGGAATGTACCCAACCAATTTCAACACCATTAGCTCCATGGTTTATCAACAAATTCTCTACTGCATGCTCATATACGTCATAGGCATTAACAGCATGAAAAACTAACACACCGTACTTTTCATACAAATCGGTGAAATGATTAAGCCGACAAGCTTCACTCCTCTTGGCATCCCAACAGCCGGAGCGAATTCGCTCGTACAACATAACTAACTGATCAAATTCGGTGGCGAATTTGGGTACTCCATCTGGAATCAGTGCAAGTAATTCAGTTACTTTCTTGACACTTGGGGGAATGGACTGAAACCAATCAGCTGCAACTGGGGCAGGCTGGTCTTCTCCGGATACAGATGTGTACCTTGGGGAGGTAGGTTGATATGGTTCCTCGCTTACAGATTCATGCGATGATTCAGAAGTAATAAATGCAGTATGCATCTTTCCATTCTGTAGTGGAACAACAATTTCCTTACCATCTTCGGAAGAAGTCAAAGAGTAACCGCCCTTAAGAGAAGGGGTAAAGACAGGCTTGACATCTTCTACCTTGGTGTCTTTAACTACCTTGGGAGCATCAAGCTTGCGATTAGTTCGGTACTTTGAATTCTGACGAAACTCAATAGTAAGTAAATCGGCAAACGGAATCATCGAATGAACATAATTCTTCAATTTGAAAAAGACTGCTTTAGGTACAAAGCTGTGGAGAGGAACTCCCTCGTAAGTGTAACGGTACACATCAGGAGATTGAATTGTATTGCCATCTGCATTAGCAGCAGCAGCGTAATAGGGTAACATACCATCTTCGGAATAAAACTTCGCCTTCCATTTCTTGAACGCAGTCTTCTCGCTAGCCGTCAAAGCTCTCTTCGGTGGACCACGCTCAGACTCAGGGATTGGTCGGAGCAATTTAAAACCGCCAGACGTTCTCTGGTACAAACTTGGATTATTGACACAATATTTGTACTCGTCTAACATGGCAGTGGTTATTTTGGACCCTTTCGGAGGTCCTTTCACCCAATCAAAGTTGCGATGAAGCAACTTATCACTACAATCATTCATGGGAAGCCCACATGACAAGCACACATCACTTGGATTGTACTTTGTGATGGGCAACCCATCATTGTTTTTATCAAAAAGATCAAATAACTTTGAACAAGTTAAAACACTTTCCATAACTTCAATTCTTT